TTACTTACTTCTACGTTGCTGAATAGTAATATACAAACCAATCAAACGATCAGTTGTCATTATGCCATTCTGTAAATCCTTCAAATGTGAGGTCTGAATAATCCCATCCTTAACAGCTTGTGCAATAAAGTTTTCTGTTTCAGTTTTCATAGCTGGCGAACCTGGACTCTAATTTGTCACTTTAATTTCCTCCTTTTTTTCTTCCACAATTAATTGAACTTGTCCTTTGCTATTAGTTGGCACTGTGATTTTCCCCTCTAACTTGTAACCCTTTGGCATGATCCAATTTGATTTCACTTCAAAGTGTGGTCAATCAATAGCATATAGATACTTTTGTCGTTCTTGGCTGCGATATGTTTCAGTAATGAAGATATTCTTAATACCTGCCTTGCTCAAATCGTTTAAGAACCTATACTTTTTCAACAAATTCTTTTTTAGCTGTGATAAACAAACCGCTTTTTGTTTTTAATCGATAAGCATTGCCAGACTTTACGATATCCACGATTGTGTACTTTTCATTTACTTTTAAGGCCTGTACCTTTTTAGATTTATCGAACACTACTCCATCATATGCGATACAAGCTTTTTTAATGCGGTATAAGCCTGTACCCTTTTTGTAGTATCCTTCATTATTTGATGTGGAAGGCTTACTAACTGGTTTTGAGACAGTTGTAATATCATCTTTCAACAGTTCTTTAAATTGATTCCATGTATAACCGCACTTCCCACTTCTCATTTTAGACGGACAGTTTTTGCCACTCCAGTGATTGTGCTGCACCACATTAGCTAATGGGATGTTTTCGTCCTTCATAATTTTCTTAACAAGTTCTGCAGCGTTTTGAACAGCCTTTTTATAATTCCCGTCACTGTTAACGCAGATTTCAATGTGGATGGAATTCGAATTACCATTACCTAATCCATCTCCACCTGCCCAACACTTAACGTTATGATTAAATGACTGAACAGCTTCCTTTTCATCCACAGTATAGTGCCATGATGCTGAACGACTGTTACCACCTGCTTGCAGACGACCATGCGCATCCGCATTTGCAGTAGCTCTTTCATTGTCAGTTTCATGAACTGTAATCCATTTACGACCGTTACCAGTGCCACTCGTTACACTATTAATAATGGATTGTGAAACTAGATTTTTACGGATAGCTACCATGTTATTGTTCCTTCCCTTCTGTTTTTGACTTAACCATAGATAGTAATTCAGAAACGAACGGTGGCATTGGCGCACCCATCTTCACACCATTTTCGGTAATTGAAATAAACTCGATTGCAATATAAGCAATCGCTATTCCATCACCCACATGTTCAGAGCCAAACAAAATACTTTCTACTAAATACACAGCCGCGATCAATAACAACACATACAGCTTTCGTGCAAATCCTGTTGTACCGATACGACTGTTAAGTTGTTTATTTACAAAGGCAGCAATTAAACCGGTAGCGTAGTCCAATGCCATAACAGCTAATAAAATTGTCACTGCTAGTCCCACCCCATCAACTAAATAAGAGACTAAAAATCCGATTGTTCCTGTAATTGTTGCTATCCACTTTTCCATATCTACACCTCTTTTTCTGCATAATAAAAACGCACCCAGTATGGATGCGCTTAAAAATTTGTATTAAAAAACACATCCGGTTGGATGTGCTGATTGCTATATTAACGCTTTACTTTCCAATATTGATAATATGTCAGTAATAACTTCCTCTTTAAAATAAGCTGTTGGTACGAATTGTGCAATAGTTAGAGGACTTTTTGTTTCCTTATAATTATAACTTGAAACCTGAATTCCACTATGTTCTCTTAAATATTCCACAGTAACTTGTCGGTCAGCAAATTTTGTACAAATTGTTCTATAAATTTCATTGCGTTTTATTTCTGTTTTAAAACTCACCGTTTTATGAACTGCTTTTCCATTATCTAAATACGATAGCTCTATTTGATATTCTATCATCATCCCCCCCTCCTCCATCAATATAATTCGCCAAAGAAGAAGAGGTTACCTTTATTAAATTTCTTTGCTTTTTAACAATAAAAATAACTGCATAATAAAACATCCACAATAATTATGGAAGGCATGTAAAAAACACACCCAATTGGATGTGCTTCAGTATTTGATATAATTATTCTAATTCACTCTATATACACTTAGACTGCATACAATACTTCGAGGCGTTTAGTAAGTTGCTTTGTATTATCTTCTAAATCTTCCAATTCATTTTTTAATTGGTTAATTAAATCTCGACAAATTACTAATTCCTCTTCTACAGTCTCAAATGATAAATTTATTTGTTCCAGTACAATCAACTCCCTATGCAATTATACAAGCCAAAAGGAGTAGGTTAAATGATAATTATCTGCTATTTTTAACAAAAATAATATTAGACTCATCGTTAATTTCAGCTACTCATCTTTGACTTTCAACACCTTTTTACCCTCTTGGTTTAATATTTCAAACTCTTCATTTGTAATCAAGTTATTTTCATCTAGTAATTTCATCATAGAATTCATAAAAAACACTAGAGTATCTTTATCTCTCATTTCACCCAAGACTTTTTCTAACCCATTTAAGTCACTCATTTCTCTACACCTCCCCAAATAATTATTGGAGGGAAATAGCTATTTTATACACTTAATAAAATTTAAAAAAATAACGCTAATCGATTGACTGCGTTAAGACTTTTATATAAAGAAGCGCAATAAATTTAACGCTTTAAATCCTTCTTCAGTTGCTTTAATTCACGTTTTAGTAAGCTAATAAACGTTGGCTTGTCATTATCAAATGCCACCTCAATGCGCTTACCTGAGACTTCGTAGATCTCCTTAACTTCCGATATTCGAGCATCCATTGTAATGCCCCACTCTTTATATTGTTCGGTTGTGATATCACCTAAATCCCAATCTTCTTCATATACGAAAGGTGATTTGGTTAATATTTGACCTTCCATAAATATTTCTTGTTTATGTTCATCGAGTTTTTCTTCCCCTCGATTAGTGAGATCTTTTTCAATATCCTCTATCGGACGTGGTACATCTTCGTTTGTTGGATTTCCTTCTTCATCTACTCCTTCTTGTTGCATCATTTCTTCTACGTCCCTAGCATCAACAAAGAGCTCATAACGATTATATCCTTCTGTTGTATCTTCATTAAGCGTGATTACTCTACGTTCTATTCCTTCACCCTGCCCTGCAACATATGCCATGTTCTTATAATCTAAATATGATTCTGTATAACCCATGCTTTTTAATGAGTTGTATTCAGGACTGAAAATGACTGGTGGATTAACTCGCTGTGTCGCTACCCTGTTAACACCAACTTGAACATCAAATACAAACTGCTTATTTTTGATATCTATAATGATATTCCAACCTAATCCACTAAGTTGCGATATGGTTGTTAGCTCCTCGGATAACACATCAAACCTGGCACTACGACTTATTGTATCTCCTCGTTGTTGGTCTGGTGCAATGACTAGGTTCGGGAATTTACGCTTTCTATCTACTGGATTTACAGCGTTATTGCTTACGTAATGCTTCATTACAGTTTCAGCCTTACCTTGCTTATTGTCGTATGCTGTATGGCTTGGTGGCAGGATATTCCGTTGTGTCATCCACGATTTAAGTGGTAATGCTTTTATGAGCCAGTTTTCTGTTTCTTTACCTGCCTCATCTAATTCGATTTCACGATGGCGAATAATGTATCCTTTGTGTAATTGAGTATGCGGAAAAATGATTTGGTCAGCTAGTAGCTCATTTGCACCCTGCATATATCGATTGACTTTTAATTCGATAGAACCGATGTCGCTCCAAGACCTAGTTAGCTGCAAGGATTCGTATTGAGTAACTTCCTCGTAAAGCCTAAAATCCAGGTCGATTATTCTTAGTGGCAGCACGTATCAATCTCCTTTTTTGTATAATAAAAAAACACACCCGAATGGATGTGTTTAAAAGTTAATCTTCGTAAAAAGAAACGATAGTTTTAACTATATGGTTAGTCGAAATGAATTCGACGTATGAAGTTCCGCCCTCGCTATCTTTTAAAGGGATTACAACAACCTCTTGTGACAGCCTATATTTTACATTATCAATAGCGATTTGATAATTTTCAGCTTCAATAACCTCGTAACCAAGGTTACTACTGTCATTTCCTTTATATGTTACACTATATTTCGCCATGATATCACCTCCCTCTACAATAATTATCTCATTAGAAAGAAAGGAAATATATGCTAATTATCCACTTTATTTGACATAAAAACAACGCTTATTCAGCGTTTTGTTTTGACACTTGTTGTTCAATTTCCGTAATCATTTTTTCCTCGTCTGCAATAAATGGTAATTCACTAGCCATGAAACGAAACTGCTTTTCCTCGCTATCCACTAAAGCAACGATACGTCTAGCATAATAATGTTCTTCCACTGCTCTTGTTGGTTTCCCAATAACTGGATTTTTAAACTGAATTGATGTTCTAATGATTTCAATTGCCATTATACAACTACCTCCGTATTTTTTATTTCTTCTACTTCTAAGATTTCATCTACTTCAAACGAATGTGTCTCTCCTGTCCAAGATTCACCGACTTCTCGTTCAACACCTTTAATACCCCAAGTTTGAACGGATTCATGGTCATCATTACGCGTCCCTATAACTAAGGCTTTATATACTCCCGCTTTTTCGCAAGTTACCTTTAGAATATCACCTTCAACAATCCCAAAGGCACGACCAAAATGTAAATGAGGATTAACCCATACATCTACGTTTGTATTTAGGTATTTAAAATAATCAGGAAGTTGCATTTCAACAATCTGTCCATCTTCCATCGCTTCAATTTCGTAACGATAAAGCGTATCCCCAGCACTTGGTGACTCTACCGCACCATGTCTAATTACATGAGTATGTTTTTTATTTGGGTGTGGATGTGGCATTTCAAAGTTTTTTGTACCTGTGACAGAAAAATGACCTGGAATTTTTATTCTGCTCGCAGGCCCCCCCAATACGAAATCATGCTCATTTATAGCTACAGCACTTCTCCCTATAGCCGTTGTATAGTGAGTTGTCGCTGTCGTGGAAGGGCCAATAGCTATTGCATCAACCCCTTCGGCTGTTGATTGGGTACCAATTGCTATTGCCGATCCTCCTCCATCATAGTTCGCTCCTGCTGTTGCGGCGTTACCAATTGCTATGCAATGCCCTCCTCTAGCTCTGGTCTCTGGGCCTATTGCTATGTCTCTTTTGTATTTTGCATAAGAAGTTATTCCAATAGCCATTGATTCAACAGCCTCTGCCGAACTGTTATTCCCTAATGTTGTAGATGAAACGCCTTTAGATTTAGCATTATTTCCAAAAGCAGTAGCATATCTTTCTGCAAATGCCTGACAGCCAAAAGCTGTAGCTTGTGGCCCTGCCGCTGTAGAGGCATCGCCTAAATTAAATGCCCCAGTTACCAAATCCCCTGACATTTTACCATTTAAAAAATTTGCAACTCTTGCTGTTACGGCTTCGGTGGTCGAGACGCTGGTTATGGTGTCGTTCAGTTTAACAATACCTTTACGGAAAGTAGTGGCATCTACTAAACCCGTATTCACTCTTTCCACTAAATCAGTTAAAGCCACATCATCAAAGTTAGGCAAAATCTTTGAACCTGCCCACGGACAAATATCTTTCGTTCCTCGTTCGTCAGTAACATTACCTGCTGATATAAACGTCTGCCCACCAACAACTTTGACTTGAGCGACAGATATTTCATAAACATTAGGTGTTTGTGTAAGCGTCGGCGCAACAGGTGATGCACTAGCCACACCTTTTTTCACAAATGATTTTACGTGACGAGCTTCCGTATTTAAATCCTTTCGAATAACAATCCGATCAATACGACTTTTACCAACTGTTTCCGTATCATGCGTATGATTTAATAAACTGTCATTGGCGTAATATTTATCTTCAACAAAGGCTACACCTGTATTTAATTTTGTAACCATGCTCGAACCGTCAGCACTAACGCTTAACTGATTGCCAGCACCTTTCATCACCCCTGTTGTGATTAAACTGCCAAAGTAATCCGTGAATTCTTGTGCGTTATACTCCCTATCGAATTGACCGTTTTCATCTTCCACTGGGTCAAAAAAGCTGTATTTTTCTGTCATACATACGCCTCCTTTTATACACTTAAATATCTGTTTTTATATTCGACATATACTTCTGGTTTACCACTTTCTGTAATAAAGCTGAATTTATTTTCACCCACGTCCAAACTAAAAAAGTCTGAATCTAGATCCATATAATGCATAGCATTTTCTGTGATGCCGTCTGGCGCAATAATTTCAACCTTCCGTTTAACTCCAAACGAGGTATCTATAACAAGTCTGTAATCAGCTGGGATTGACCGATTTATTTTTATAAATTTACCTGTTGTGATATTCGTGATTTTAGGATTAACAGCTTCACCTCTAAACTCAACTCGAATAGGTGTCGGTACATCACCATTATTCATTAGTACTCTTGAATCTCCACGGCTGGCAAAGCGTACTGGGAATTTAAAAGGAAAACGAAAGTGCGCTACAAAGTCCTCTAGCTTGATGTTCTCGGTTAAGTTATCCAACCAAAAAGGATTATTGCATAGAAAGTTAAGCATCCCTTTTTGTAATGTTTTTGTGCGCTCTCCGTTATCACCGTAAATAGGTACATGACTTGCTACAGCTTCTATTGTTCGAACAACATAATCATTTTCGTAACGTAAAATACCTGGTCCTAATTTTGGGTCGCATACTCTTGCAATTTGAGAACGTGCTTTTGATACATCACCATAGTTTTGTTCTAAATCAGCAACGATAATGAATGTAATATCAATATCACGGTCGTCTAATATAGCATCAAGAAATGTACTCCCATCTTGGAATGGTGATTTCTGTGATTGTATCTGAGCTGTTACATCGCCTAATCCAGTAACTGATTGTAAATAAAAAGGAGGACCGCCAAACTTCACGGTCTCTCCTCTTGAATTAGTAAAAGTTATCGTTTCCATTTAGCTACCCTCCAAGCCAATCTGTTGCTAGTTTTTGTGCCTGTATTTTCATTTGTCTTGCGTTTTCGGCTGGTGATAACGCTTTTGGTGAATGTAGATTAATCTCTTGCTTGATGCCGCCTAATGCACCTGCAGCACCTTCTTGATGTACCCAAAGGTCCACTGACAACTTTTGCTCGATGTCCTTTTTGAGTTGGTTCATGTTTAATCCTAGATCACCTGCACCTGCAAATGAAACTTTGCCGAGATCTAACTCTGGTTTAACCCAATCAGCAACTTGTGCAGCTGTTTTAAGAGCCAAACCTTTCATATCCTGCATACCAATTGAAATACCTTTGACCATGTTCTTACCAATCATGTCACGACCCCAACGAGAAGGTGAGTGAATATCTAAAGCTTTCTGTATTGTTGATTTAATACTATTAGCAATGCTGTTTGCTTGTTTTAATAAAGATGGTGTCATGTCTGATAGACCTGACTGCATGCCTTTTATTACGTTCTTACCAATGCTAGGCATCGAAGCTGTTAATGCGTTAAATTCTTTTTTGGTGCCAGTAGTAACTTCTTTAATTTGCTTCTGCCACTCTTTGTTGTAAGTAGTTAGCTGAGTTGCTGTGTCAGAACGCATAGTTTTAATTTTTTGTTCTGTTTCAACTCGCAAGCCTTCCATTTCAGCAACTGCTGTTGTACGAGCAAGATTTGTTTTCTCTTTCCACAACCCTTGATATTCCGTTAATTCGCTAGAACTTAGAGTATTAAGTGCTGCAATCTCTGCGCCTGCTGACGGACCCATTGCACGTAATTCAGCTAATAGACCTTCATCAATCCCCTTGCTTGCTAAGGCTTGGATATTCGCCGCCCAAGATTTAAATGATTCAACTTGCCCTTTTAGATTAGCTACAAGCTGTTGTCCTGATACATCAGATTTCTCCGCAATTTCATCAAATAATCCAGAAAAACCATACAAAGCTTCAGCTCTCGATTTAACTGCATCTTGGTACTCTGCTGTTAACTCACGTTCACCATCAATTAGCTTTTGATTAGCTTCTTGGATTTTTGTTGTATATTCCTCATTAAGAGCTATTAGTTTGTCATGGATTTTTTGTTTAGTTTCCCCGACTTGCTCTTCATAGTACTTCCGTTGCTCAGAACCCTTTTTATACTGTTTCATATAAGATTCATAAGCCGATAGTTCTTGAATTAGTGACAGTTTATTTAGATTTTTACGACCTTCTATATATGATTTTTCTTTTTCCAATTGTTCATCTAGTAGCTTGCTTTGTGCCTCTTTGGCATTAATTTGTGCTGTGATACGCTCTTGAGATCCTTTTTTAAATTCATCAGCCGCTTTGCTCCAATACGCAACTTCCTGAGCCGTTGTCATTTTGCCGAGTTTCACTTGATTATCAGCAAATTTTTTCAAAGCGTTCATACGATTGGTATGACTTGATTTCTCAATAGATGCGATTTTCTTATTCGCACTAGATGTAATCGTTGCTCGTTGATCAGAGGCCTTACGATGAATCTCTGTGATTTGACGTTCCTGTGAAGTTGTAAGTCCGTTTCTCTGTTTAGATGCATTTAATCGAATTGTTTTAATACGTTCTTCGGCATTTTTTGTCACAGTCGCACGTTTATTTTCAGCATCTTTTTCAATTTTCGCAATCTCTTTATGATTATTGCTAATTGTGTTTGCTATTACTTTATTAAAGGATTGTAACTGCGCTTTAGTTAAGTTTGCTGTTTCTTTAAAGTTTGGAACAGCGGCTTTAGCAATTTTCTTAGTAGCTGTAGCAACAACTACGGCAGATGCAGCTATACCATTCGCTAAACCTTGACCCACGAATCCACCTAACTTGATTGCTACACGTGATGGTGAATGAATACCTAATAATTTCTTGATACCTGCAGGAATGCTATTTGCGATTTCAGCTACCTTAGATTTGACTGAGTCCATCATTGAACCAATACCATTGATAAGCCCTTGGACAATGTTTTTTCCAATAGTTATCAGATTAATTCCTTCTAAAAACGACTTAGCTTTATTCCACCCTGTCTCAACTGCTGTTTTAACTGCATCCATAGCCTTTGAAACTGCCGATGACAAGCTATTGAATTTTGATACTACTGTTGATTTAATCGCATTCACAACTGATGTTACTGTGCTTTTTATAGCATTCCAAATAGTTGTAATAACACTACGGATAGTCGCCATAACTGATTGAATCGTAGAACGAATAGCATTAAACCCAGCGGTTACAGCTGACCGAATAGCAGAAATCACGCTGTTGAAGATTGATTTAATCGCATTCCATCCAGTTTGAATAGCAGCCTTAATTGTGTTTGTAATGGTTGTCACGGTTGTTTTTATAGCGTTAAAACTTGATGTGATGATTGTTTTTATGCCATTTAATATCGTCGTGAAGAATGATTTAATGGCGTTCCAAATAGTCTGAATGACAGTTTTTATAGCATTCATAACTGTTTGGATACTGGATTTAATAGCATTAAACGCTGTTGTTACAAACGATTTAATAGTATTTAGGCTATTTGTGAAAATGGACTTAATAGCTGTCCATGCTGCTTGAATCAAAGTTTTCCCTTGAGAAGCAAATCCTTTTAATGGGCCTAACAGTTTCCCTACAAAGTACAGGTTTACCGCACCCCAAATGAGTTGCAATGCGCCTGAAAGTATTTGTTTAACACCTTCCCAAACACCTTTCCAATCACCTTGGAATAAAGATGAGAAAGTTTTTACAATGCCTAGTATTACATCGATAGCGCCTTGAATGACGTTCATGATTGCATTCCAAGTTGAAACAATAAGCGCTTTAACCGCTGGCCATATAAAAGTCATAATTGACATAACTGCCGACATAACGGTTGTTATTACATTGCTAATTGCATTCCACACTGTGCTTGCAGTCGCTTTTATACTCGCTTGATTTTCATTCCAGAATGACATTATTTGCGACCAGATCGATTGAATAGAAGTCCAGATTGCTGTTGAAGCTTGTGTGATAACGTTTTTTATAGCTGCCCATGCTGTATTTACTTGGTTTCGGAAGGTTTCATTTGTTTTATAGAGTTTTACGAAAATCGCCATCAACGTGGAGATTATTGTAATTACAATACCAATTGGTCCGGTTATAATTCCAAAAGCAGTCGCTAGCCTTGGTAAATATCGAGTAGCGATAGGCCCGATTGTTCCGCTAAAGTTAGTGAATAAATCACCTACAAATGTCAATGCGCTACCTATACCACTCATAATTGACGTACCCAAGCCACTAAATAAAGCTGAAAATGCAATGATATTCGGAACTGTCGCAAGTAATATCCCACCGAATGAAATCAATCCAGCCATGATTACACCGATTGCTCGATTACCTTCCATCAAGTTATTGATAAAAGTTAGGAATTTGTCGGCAATTACAAGGATCGCTGCACCTAGTGGAGCCATACCGATTCCCATGTTCACTAAAAACTTTGTTATATTGCCAATCAGTGACATGATTGTTGGTGCTGTTTGTTCAACGTAACTTGCAAACTGCTGAAATCCTTGATTCGTAGATAATGACTTCGACCACTCTTTAAACCTTGCCATTAGATCAGCTAGGTTTGTCATCATACCACTAGACATTCCACCGAATGCTGAGAAGAAGTAAACTACACCTGCTGTCGCATCTCTAAAGATGGCACGTATCTTCGGCATGTTGGTATTTACATATTCCATAAATGCTTGAAATTTAGCTGATTTATCTAATCCAGCAGCCCATCCTGCAAAGTTCTTTGTCAAGTTCAAAAAGCCTTGTGCTGTCGATTCACTCAATGGTGCTATGGCAGTTAACATTGAAGCGATACCCTTAAACACATTTCCAAACGCTTGTCCAAATGTGGTAAGCATCGGTGCAGCTGAGGTATTAAGATATTCTATAAACTTTTGAATAGGTGGTGTACCAATGGATTTACTCAACGATGTCATCAATCCGTCAACAGCTTTAGCGCTCGACAAGAACATTGGTTTCAATTGCCCTAGCAATCCATTAGAGATATTCATAAACTTTGTGAATGCGCTCAATACAGGCTTTTCAGTAGCCTTTACCAATCCATCATATGAGGACTTAAAGTTATCAAATGATGCCTTCGCTTTTGTTTGCTGTGCATTTAATTTTACATTTTCTTTAAACAAAGCTTTGATTGTAGGAATTGCAACTGCACCAAATGCTCCAGCACCTACACCAGCTGCAGTAAAAGCACTACCTAGCGCAAGAGTAGAACCTGCAACCGTACCAATCATCGGCCCTAAACTACCGATTAAACCACCGATATTTGCAATAATTGGTGCTATGGCAGGTAAAACACTAATCATAGCTCCTTGGAGAGTATTCGCTGCTAACTCTCCAAAAGCACGGATGTTAGTAGCGATACGTCCAATACGTCTTTGAAATTCCTCGATTCTTGCCTCAATCTTTATTATGACTCGCTCTCGAGCTAAAGTTCGCATTCGAGCTTGAATTTCAGCCATACGGCGACGAAACTGAGAAATATCTGCATCGACATTAATATGCACATCATTAGCAGTTGTACGAATCGTATTTTGTACTTGTCGCATACGTGCCATGAACTCAGTGATACGTGCACCAACCGTCGCTTGGAAGTTTGCTCTCATGATCTCACTCCTTTTTGTTTAGATTTAATGCCCAACTATTCATAGCTTCTTTTGCTTTGTGGTAGTAGGTTAAGTCGTATTCTTTACTTTCTTTCCACTCGTCTGATTCATCACTCATAATGCGTTTACGTGCTGTTTCAGCATCGAATAAATCCTTCTTAGGATTTAGCTTTTTCTTATTGTTCGCCACACGATCAAACATGGCGGCCGTCGCTAAATTGTCCAATACATCTACTTCTCGTAATTTCGCACCTTTAATAAGTGCTTGAAATTCATTAGGTGTCCACGAAAGTATCTTATCTACATCAGAAGTACCTAAATAATAAAAGGCGCTCGTAAGCACCTCTATGTATCCTAAGCCGTCAGTTCTTCTCGGGCTTCTTTCAACATTGTTAGATACTTCTCGTTTTGTTCCTTCTCTTCGTCCGTTCCGCCCATTCCTTCGACCATATTCAAGTTCTTCCAAAAGTTCTTGACTGTTAGTTTGAAAAAACCGCTTTGATCAATCGTTTTGAACGCTTCTTTGAATAGTTTTTCTAACCCTTCTTCTTCGTCTTCAATTCGAGCCTCTAATGCTTTATCAATTTCTGTTAAAGACGGTTTTTCTTTTGAAGAAAGATGTGATAATGCACAATCCCAAAACTGTGGTAATGCTTTAATATCACTTTGTAATAGACCCATATAGATAGTTGAGAAGCCCCCAACATCATTGCCGTTTTTATCTTGTGAATTATATTTTTCGTCTGAAACTCGGTCGAATTTAAACGTACATTTACCTTCTAGTTCTTTTTCTTTAATTGTTAAAAATGCCATGATTAATTTCCTCCAATGTGTTTGTAGTTGTTTGTTTTAAGTATGAAAAAAGAGCGCCTATGCGCCCTGTAATTAAGGTTCTACTGGTGCTGTTGTTTGTTCTGAACCGAACTCTCCTGACTTCTCACCCGGTTTTTCAAATCCGTATTTAGCGAAGTCGATTATTTCAGCAGGTAAGGCTGGTAGTGTGCCTTCTTGAGATTGTCCAATTACTTGCACTGTTGCCGAAAGCTCTTGGAATCCTTCTTGCGGATTTGATTTCTCTACCGATTCAACTAACACGTATGCAAATAAAGCATCATGAGTACCATCTGTATTTGGAACTAAATCAACTTCCCAAATTTTAAGCTGTTCTTTTTTCCGAATAGCATCTGAAATGGCTTTTTGCCCCGGATCATTTTTATCACCAAAACAAGTAATCTCGAAGCTCTCTGAGTTATCGCCATAAGCAAGAATGCGACCAAACTTTGTTTTTTCATCTGATAACTCATTCTCCATTGAGTGAGTATTATCAGTTAAGTTTCCAATCATAAAGCCATCTGACTTTAATGCTGCCTTTGCAGATTGCACTAGTAATACGGTATCCTTACCATTTTGCATATTTGTTGCCTCCTAATTGTTTGTGATTGTGTATTTCATATTTAGTACGCCATGCTTTGTTGATGCGTCAACATCGTCAAATACTTGTGTTCCTTTGCGTACAATGCGTTCAATCTTAAATCCTGTCACATCATAACCTCGTTGCATAAGTTGGCGTTGACACATGTCTAAAAGCTCATATGCTTCACGCTTACCGTTGAACTGTGACCAAACATGTATAGTGAGGTTTAATTCCTCACCTGTTGAAAGCTTAGTATCAAACGGCATAGAAAAAGGCTCTCCCACCGTTATGTAGGGAAAAGCCTGATTCTTTTGTACAGCATCGAATATACCTTTAGCTTTTGCCATCAATGCTGCATCTGATTTTAACTTCTTAATAATTGCAATCTGTAAATCAAGAAATGGCAATTCGTATGCCATGAGATCACCTACCTAAATAAACGATTCATACGACTAGTGAAATGTCGTTCACCAAATTCAACAGCTGGCGCCCAGAATTGTTGAGGTTTCTGTCCTTTAGTCGTTACATAACGACCTAGCTTATTAGACCAGTACGTCCAAGGTGTTTGCCTTCCGTTTCCTTCAGTTGAATATACACCTGTACCAAATTCAACATAGACAGCATACTCAGCACCGACAGTTACAGTGGCGCTGAATTTATCTATCTGTCTTACTTCAATCGATGCCTTAAGACTTCCATCATCAGCTGGAGCTAGTAACCTTGCTTGTGCTTGAATCATTCGAACGGTTTCTAAAACTATCTTTTCAATTTCATTTTCAACATCCCTCGACCAACTTGCGAAAGCTCGCTCTAAGTTATGCCCACTAAACGTTATCCTGGCTATTTGTTTTCACCTTCTTTAATGGCACTCTCATTTTTTCATTCATTCCACCTTGGTCCATTGGATCACCTGCAAACTCATATACTTCAGAACCAAATAAGATACGCATATCAGCTGTTAAATCGTCTCGGTATTCGTAGTACATGAATCTGTCTAGTTTCGTTTGTAGCTGTTGAGCTTTGAATGATTCATCGCTTGTTGGTGTATCGACGAAAGCATCAATGGTATCAATAGTTACCCAATTCTTTTCAAAGCCTCCCGAATCATCGTAGATAGCCTCAAGCGATTGGATAATTACCTCATGAGGAAATTCATCGTAAAGCACGGAACTTCACCCTCTTATATTGTCGAATTAACGAATACATAGAATCTGGAAACTCTAAGTCATAACTATAAGACACGGACCCCATCGACCGACTTGTTAAACCTGTTGGAATCTGATTGTGTTTAATAGCCTTTGCAATGAAGATACGTATGCCAGCAGGTAAATTAGACGAATCGAACTTTCTATTACAATGCCCTTCAGTAAACTCCAATAACAAAGGCGCCATCACACGATAATGATCATCATGTTTAGCTCCCTTTTGCTGATTGATTTGTTTTAGTTCATTAATTTCTTCTTGCGATGGTTGCCACATTTGACCACCTCTTTTCATTTAGATGGCATCTACTTCTTCAAGTAGTGCCTTATCTTCTTTAGTGACCATTGCTGTATCACCAATTTGCAATACTCTATTATGCAGTTTTACGTTTTTAAGTATAGTCACCTTCGTCTTTTTAGGAGTGGGGGACTTTCCCTCTTCTTCAATAGTTAAATCTACAAATTCTGGCCCATCTGTAACTTCAACTTTTTCTGTCATTTGATTTCCTCCCTTACCCTACTGTTGCAATAAAGATATTGTCGATTGATTCAAACGATGGCATAACGATTTCACTCACAATCGTTTGTACATTTACTGGATGGGGTTCTTTTACTGTCGTAACAGCAACACCGGTATTAACGATTTTCACGTCAGCTGCTGTTGAACCAGTCAGTAAATCCGCCTCTTCTGGAGTGGTACCATAATACGTATTACCAAGTGTGCCTGAAGGTAATAGAGTAAACACATCATCCGGGAAGAAACCTTTTGCTACTTTTGCTTCATCTATGAATTTCTTGTTATATACCGCGACTGATAAGCCTAGAGTATTTTGTAAAAAATCTTTTAATTTAGCATCTGTAAGTACCATGAACTCTCCACCTAGAGGCGTGATTGCTTTGCGGATACCTTCATGTTTAAGTAAGTATCCAAACGTTTTACGTGTCATAATACCATTTGTCGGTCGAGTACCTGTTGCATCTTCAACCGTATCTTGCCATCGTTGGATGTCTACCAAGGGTGTAGATGCTGCATCAGACCATTTAGCAGTTCCAGTTAACACTTCTTTGCGCTCATCTTTTAAACCATAGTTGTAATCCAACGGTACTCCGTTTGCATTGATAGCAATTTTACCAGTAGATAACAACTGCATGATCATACGCTCTGGCTGAACATCTGCACCTTTAACCAATTGCCCGACATCATCATAAATACGATTTACATGAGTTTCATATAAAGCTGAGTTGTTTGTAGCAAGTAAGTTCATCAAATTTTGACGGTCTTGCTCTCCGATTCGCATTGCTTCACGGAAGAATGGCATTTCTGTTTTCACTTCCGATACTCCCATGCGGTCACGTACTGGCGCTTTCGCATCAAATACAGACGGTGTAAGAGCTACAGGTAAACCATTAGCCCCCTTAATCCATGAAAGCTCTAAACCTGCTTTCTTTTTTGATGGGAATAATGTTGCCCCTAAGAATGGGACTTGATTTGAAGCTGATTCAATTACATAACTAGCTACGTTTGCAGCTGTCACTAAGTCATAAATAGTTGGCATTTAATTCAATCCTCTCAATTTTGGTTTTTTTAATTATAGAAACTTAATTAAAGGTAGAGCTGCTTTAGCTTCATCTGATGGAGCTGTCGGGATTTTAGTTAAATCCACAAACCCGTGAATCAGCAATGCGCCACCTGCTGGACCATGCGTCACATCTACATCGTTAAACAGCACACCTTGAGCAGTTGCATCATTAGCTGGATAAAACGTGCCTGCAGGTACAATTTTTTTACCACTAACTGCTGTTACACCTGTATCAGATACCTCAATCGATTGGTTAACGTAATGATCAGGAAATTTAACAATTTGTTTCGTATTACCATAAGTAGTTGTTTCAAATTTACTCATTAATCGTTCCTCCTAGTTAATTATTGAAAATAGCTTTCACGAGCTGTTGTTAATTGCTCATTTGATTTGTTTTGCGTAGCTAATTGTTTACCGAATGCACCTTCTTCAGTACCGCCACCATTTGCGCCAGTTACTTCACGACCACCAGCCTTAAATTTTTCATCCACTGCATTTTGTAGTGCTGTTGAGTAAGCTGTTTCGAAAGCTGTAAAACGTTCACGAGTGCTACTCTCATCAGTACCTAGCAAGAATGGCAATACATCTACGGGCAATCCTTTGGTTGCTGCCTCTTTCGTAAATTCTGTCATCAGTTTTTCGCGTTCAGCTGCAGCTTTTGTATCTGCTAAATCTTTTTCAAGTGCTGCAATTCGCTTTTGTTCTTCTGTTAATTGAGGGTTCAATTCCGCCACTTTATCATCAATTAATTTTTGCAAATTATTCGTTTTCCATGTTTCTAAAGCTGTGCTGTGATGCTTGTCTTTCTCTGAATCAAATACACTCTTAACCTCGGCATTTACTGATAGCACTAATGGCACATCGCTCTTTTCTAATGCTTTATGGATATAAGATTCAAATGCTGTTTTATCACCACTTTCAGCAAGTTGTTTTAAATGTTCAAAATCGATATTCATCGTTATTCCTCCTAGTCCTTCGCACGTTCTCACCCACGAAACACAAAATTAATAAGCCTGTTTAATGTCTGTTGCTCAAAGACGGATATAAAACGATATTTCATTTCATCATGCTACAAACTTCCTTTTCCAGTCTTTAAAATCCACGAATGGAATAACAGTACTCGGTGGTTTTAGTGCCTTCTGTGTCTTTTTAAGAGCCTGCTTATACGTTATACCTTCATCTGCCATATACTTCTCAATTCGATTAGCAAGCTTCCGTTGATAATCAGCATCCATATAATCACGTCCTCTACGATACTCTGGAAACTTACCGTCAATTAGATATATAACAGTGCATCTACATTGAATATCCATGTTTGCCACACCCCACATATGAGGTCCTTTTGCTTTCAATCCTAAGTGGTTGAAATACCCATCAATATCAGCTTTCTGACCGTCTAGCTTGCGGTGTGAACTTCTAACATGTAAATCCAATGAGCTCATCCAAGCTTTATCAAGATTTATTTTATTCCTGATATCTTCTTCAATTTGTAGATCAGCTGCCGAACGAACTCGACCACCTTCAGTTCTTGCTACTAAAATAGCTTTCTTACGACTAAATCCCATCACTTGTTGAATTCGATAAGCTAAATCTGAATAACCTAAACCCTGCTGTAATGATTGGGCTACCTCAATGTTTAACTTTCGAATTAGTTCTCTACGGTGAAACTCAAATATTTTAGGTAAAGTTAAATACTCAACTGGATTAATAAGCGCTGTTTGTATCATTGATTCAGAAGGAATTTGAAACCCTAATTCTTCTGCATTACTCATAGAAAATAAATAAGCCATCATCAAATATTTCTCAACGTAGAGGGTTTGATGTGACTTAGTAATTTCTTTTATTATTTTTTTGTAATCACCGTCTAACTGTTGGGCTATGCGTTTCATTTCTTGCTGAAAACGATTGTATTTATTAACATCTGTCCAGCTCGGTTGTTGACCTTTGTGAGATAGCTTTAAATACATATTAGACATTTGTGAAAGTATTGATTTGAGGCGCTTAGCGAACAGCTTTTCAATGTCTGATTCAGTTTGAGCCATTAGTTTGTCTAGTTGCTCATTGATTTCTAACTGGTCCATCATCGTCACCGTCCTCAATAAGGGGTTCTATATCGGACTCATAAAGAAAAGCATCTTGCTTCATCTGGTCTAACTCATACTGTACATCATCAACAAACGTTAATAGTGATAAACGAGTAGCTTCAGATACCTGTCCTTTTAACAGTTGAGTTGTTTGTGCTTCATCTAAGATGTTTGCAGGTAAATTACGCTTAAATGAAAAGAACATCTTTAAATAATCCTCTTGCTTAAAACCTTTGCGCTTAGCCCATGCACTGAATAGCACCTTGAACTGATAACGTAAGGTCGAGGTGAACTTACGCTCCATAATGATAGATTTGTTCTCTAGCGCCATTATTTTCAACCTCATAGCAATACCGCTAGCATTTCCGCTAAACTGCTCATCTGCAAAGTTTACTGATTTAGCAAAACGTAGAATGTTACTTTCTAAACGATTTAAATGATTCTCTATCATTGCATCATTAATATCTTTAGTCAGATATTTAATCTCATCAGTATCGCCCATGAGCTCAAATATCCCCGACTTATTAAATCTTTCTATATCTTCTGGGTCAGCCCCCATACCTCTTAAGATTAGATAAGCCAATCGGAATTGCTCTAATTCATTTGAAGCATCAGATAAAGTTCGATCATAAGCATCAATTAATGCTAGTACTTTCTCAGCATCACCTTTAAACTCTTTATTGTTGGCTGTACCAAACAAGGGATTATAATCAAATAAATGTAGTTCAGCATTCTGCAGCGTAAAACCTGCATCACCATGAGTGAAATAATAGACGTGATGTTGGTCATAAAACTCTGCATATTGATTACCGTCAAACGTGTAATATCTTAATGAATAAGTTGGCTCATGAATATCTTCACCTATAAATACCGATTCCCAAGGCTCAATGTTCTTAATACGTTCATTACCCTCTAAATCGATATAACATAGACGTGCAGCATAACCGCAGATTGAAGCCATCAAACCAAGTTCTGCATCATTATCCTCTGCATTATTGCGTAACAAGAAAAATTCCATTTCTTTTTTTAGGTTATCTGCATCATCGTCAACACCGTAACTAATCGGATGTCCAAACATGTAACCAATTTTTGTATCAATGATATCTACATCAAAGGGGTTATTTAATTGGTTATTTACCTTGTCGTCCAATCTTACAACGCTTCTCGAATCTAATTGGTAATCAACAATCTCACGATTGAAAATCTCTGGACCATCTACCTCATCAACACAATATCGACTGTATAGCTTCTTAGTTCGCTGATATTCGGGTTTGTGTGCTGATATAATTTCAAGTACCAATTCAGCTGTAACGCCTTGTTCATCTATTCTTTTCTTATATTTCAGCATATTATTACGCATTTTTATCACCTCTATTTCTTCTTCTTTGTGGTTTCAATTCTGTATAGATTGCATATCGGACGGCATCAAGGACATCATCCCATTGTTTAACAGGTTCTCCTGTTGTTTCATTCCAAACATATAAATATATTTCCTTATCAAATCGTTTTACATTTTCACTAACAATGAATAATTTATTGAGTTTAAACAGGCGAGCCACTTCTTCAATACCAGAGACAACTGCCTTGTCAGCATTAAGTGCTCTTAATCTTTCTCTTCTGAAACGTTCAATATGCTCTGGTCTTGCTGTATCACAATAAAAGTTAATATTGCCATATCGTTCTTTAATGCCTTTAGCAACCTTCACCCAGTAGTCAATTTCTTCATGCTGTTTGGCGTGTTCCTCAATCAGATAAATGTTTCCTTTATCATCAAGACCCATGACTACAATTGAACCAAAGTGTTCGTAACCCCAGTCAACACCAGCAAAGTATTTAACGATATTAACTTTCTCGAATTGTTCTGCAGTAATGTAATGAACGTCTTTTCGGAAATCCTTATAGATAACACCTTCAGCAGATACCCAATGACCGTGAATATCTCTATCTGTAAACATTCCTGTTGGTGTAGATGCGATAATACTCTCGACATACTCAGGATCTAGATAAATGTTATCAAACAACGTGAAATGAAATGCTCGCATGTTCAAACGGCCGTTATCTAGCATTTGACCATCTTTATCGATGTAATCCGTTTTAACTGAATGCGCTGGATTCTCTGGGTTAGTATCAATCAAGACCCTCGCACCCTTATATGAGCAACGAGAGATAACTTCCTTCACGAATGAATCATGAAGTGCTGTACCTTCATTTAGCAATGCACCTGCAGCAGTAAAACCGCGGGCCTTTTTCCATGCATCTGCATTAGCACCATCAAAGCAATATATTTTATTGCCTAATACAGTAACCGCATTAGCCTTGTTAAGCTTCAATTCCTTACCTAAGACAGATTCCATATCGTTTAGGATGTTACGCCTAATACTGGCCTGTGTAGCGCCTCCAATGATGAAAGATAATCCTTGCCCTTCATACTTCGCAATGTGCATAAGAAAAAGCAGGATAAACACGAATGTTTTCCCTGCCCTTTTGGCGCCACTGGCTAATAGTATTTTCGGATTCTCTTTTATGAATGAATCCATGACTTCTTTTTGCTTTGGTGTCAGGTTCACTCACTATCACCTGCCAAACTCCTTAGCATTTTAGCAACTTCACTTTCTTGCGTTGTAGAATCGTCGCCATTTTGGAGTTTATCTACTTCAATGCGAGCTTTCTCTACTTTCAATTTCGTCAGCTCCCGGTCATCTAACAGATCCATATGCTTCGTTAAAAAGTCGAGTGCCTTCATCTTATCTGCAAGTTTGATGGATATACCATCACGCCCTTGCTTTACTTCAGTGATTAGTGAGCCATCGACTTCCAATGAATCCTCTAAGTTAACGTATGATATCGGATAAGTAGAAGGTTCTCCATCTTCACCGATTAGGATATTCCCTTCCTCATCACGTTCATGCCGTTGTGTAGTGCCGAATGATACAAAGTCCGTCATATCTGCAAAGGCGATATCAATCCACTTTTGTATAAGTACTCTCTTACTTAAAAGCGCATCGCCTGTGATTTCATCACGTACACGAACGACTTCTGCTTTAATGCTAGCCTTTGCAAGCAAGCGACTTCCGTTATTCCTAGCTGTATTGTAATCACATTCATAAGCCTTTTTATAAGCCTTAGTAGCATTCCAATACTTAACGTAATAACCAACAAAGAGCTGTTGCTTATCGGTTAGTCCATTATCATCACTGACAACTAACTCCGATTCAACAGGCTCTTTTTTAACAGCTGTTTTCGATTGCTTCTTAATAGGAGCGCTCTTATTCGATTGTTTAGGAGCGCTCCCTTTCAATTCATCATCCCATTTGTCTGTAGCTTTCCACTTACGCATAGTACTACTGGTTACTTCGAATTGTTCTGCTAAGTCGACTAGTTTAATCTCTCCATCATTATCTAGCCATACTTGTTTGGCCTCATCTCTGCGAGGATCTCTAGCTCTAGCCATCTCTCATAACACCACCTCCGAATAATCAATTGTTTTCGTATTACCAATTTCATGCTAAATTCTATATTTAATCAAAATAAAAAACACCCATTTGAGTGTTTTTTTACATAAAGATCTTATATCCCAGTTTGAAAAGCCAACGCGTCTTTAACCTTTAGTAAAGTACTATCATCGATACTTCCTATTTTTTCTATTAATCTTGTCTTATCAATTGTTCTTAATTGATCTAGTAGTACAATAGAATCCCTTTTTAAATTAGAATTATTAGCATTAAGTTCAACATGTGTTGGTAATTTAGCTTTGTTAATCTGTGCAGTGATAGCAGCTATAGTAACAGTTGGGGAAAATCTATTAGCAATGTCATTTTGGATCACTAATACCGGTCTTTTCCCACCTTGTTCAGAGCCTACAACTGTCGAGAGATCCGCAAAGAATATATCACCGTTTCTTATAAGTCCAGGATATGAAGAAGAAAAAGTTTTAGGTGATTCATCTTCTACTTTACTCTCTTGTTTTTCTATTGTCACATTCTCTTCTTCACTTGAAACTGTTTCTTCCCATTGTTTAACCTTCAAGTCATTCGTTATTGATTCTTGAGGAGTAGTTTCATAATTTACGTCTAACTCTCTGTCGATTTCATAATTATTTGAAGAATAATGATTTTGATACATTTCTGTAAACACCGAAACTTTATCAAAAGTTTTAGTTAAATCCGTATCGAGCTTATTAATTAATTTTTCCATGGAATTAAGATTTGTATTTATTGAATTTAATGCAGTATCAACTTTTTCTTCTTTTACACTAGATTTAATACCTTCTGTCATTGAATATATTATTGCTGCTATAGCAAGGGCTATCGAAGCTAACCCACTTCCAATCGAGATAACGTTTGTTAGGTCTCCGGATTTCCCCCAAAAATTATATGTCAATAAATAAATAATGATTCCAGCTAAAATACCGACGGTCCATTTCCAATCTCTAATAGTCCACCAAGACTTATTTTCATCCTTTTTTTCCATTTAATTACCTCCAAAACAAGTATAAAGTAATTATACATACTTAGGTATAACAACAAAACCCCAGATTTATTAAAAGTATACAAAGGAAGGAGCTAGCTGGACCTGAGAATTGGATTATTTCACTCTCACGCAAACGAACGCCATCCAATAAGGGGTTTTGGTCAGTTAGGCATTCGTTTGTGTCAGAGCAAAATAAAAAGCACCTTAATTAGGATGCTTTTTGTCTTCTACCGCGAGTTTAAGGATTCTTATTAATTTTGAACGTTTCTCCCTAAGCGCCATAATATAGATGTAATAACTAAAAAATATAATAAAATAAGAAATACCTAAAAAACTACAAGCTGCAATTATTTTGTATATCGAAAATATTGCTGCATCACTTGCAACTTCTTCAGGTACAAATGAACTGAATAAACTTCCATAAATGGTGATTGTACTTGTTATCAACATCGTTAAAATAGCAATAAAAATAGCAATGATACTAATAAATTTATTTTGAACACCTTCAGAATCCTGTTTTGCATTTTCTAACGTTTCAATCATTATACTAATTTCTTGGTCATTGGTATCCTTTAAATTTTTTGAAATATAATTATCAATCAAGTAACCATCTTTAGTTTGAAAGATATTATTATTCGAAAGTTGTTTTCTAATTTTCTTTTCATCTAGCAAAAATGACATACTATTTTTTATTTATAGTTCATTAGACCTTACCCCCTACAGCCATTATAACTTGTAAAAGACTGTAAGTCTGTATCGTTTTTCTAATATAACTATCTTATTTACACTCATTCAAACGAACAATACTGATAACCCTAAAACAATAGTATATGGTCCGTATCATTCGCTTGAATCAACGTAATTTAAAAATGGACAGAGTCCAAAGTGAATTCAGTTACCTGTCGTGTATTCCATCTTAGCGAAGTATAAGTTTAGGAATTTATCTTCTTGGGTCGGTCGGTCTGTTTTTACATTCATTTTGATATTTGGTTAAGTGAGGGAAGAACGATAGGCGTGGTTTAAAGATGCACCCCTCTATTATCTCCCCTCATATATACAAACTTCGTAAGGCAACGTAAGGCAAAGAAATTTCATGAAACTAGCTCTTTCACCTTACTTCTCGCTCTCTTAATATACGATTGAACCGCGCCCTTACTGACTTTCAACTCATCAGCAATCTTTTGAAAACTTTTTTTCTCAACTTCATGTGCAATGTAGCAAACTCTCTCTTTATGACTCCAAGTAGCAAATATCTTAGCAAGCGCTTTTTTCTCTTCAGTGGTCATGTAAAGTTGCTTAGAATCGATATCATAAAGCTCGTCTGTTATATCTGGAATCACATCGATGCTCTCGAAAAACTGTCTCTGATAAATGGATCTCTTATCAATACCGCCATATGTATCTGGATTTCTCCCTGTCTCCATCCAGTCCATAGCAAACGTCATGCTCTCAATCATGCTATTGATCTGCGTTTCGTCCTCAAAGTTATCTTCATGTAGGTCAACTTTCATCTGTTGCAATACTTTTCTACCTTCTGTATATTCAACTATTAATTTATCTGCCCAATTCACCATTCTCTCCATCTCCTTTTTTGACAATAAAAAAAGGACAACAAATGACACAGCGTAATGCTGCATTCAAGTGTTGTCCTCCAGATTGCTGGTGGGACTTTTTTATTTGTAAAAGTTATAGATTTTTAAGTCCTATTTTAGAATTTAGCTTCTCAAAGAAAAAATCTGAAGCAATTACATCACAAAATCCACTACCTTCAAACTCGTCATTCGCTAATAATGATCCCACAAAAAATTCGCCCATTTCCATTAATTGATTAGAAAGTTGCCTATCAGACATAAGTCTCGTTAAGTACATATTGAGAAATCCTGCAAGAATATCAGCTGCTTGAATAATTTTAGAATCAATAGAATCTGAAAAATTAATACTCTTTAAACACTGAAGAGTAGATAAAATAATTTGCCCATCTTCTAAAACAAACGCAAGATTTTCATCTTTCTCTTTAGCATACAATTTAAATGCTTCAGGTAAAGTTTCTTCAAATTGTTGAGTAGCATCATGAATTAATTTTGCACTTTCTATTCCGACATTCAGGGAAAATTTTTCAATTAATTGAATAAACGTAATAAACACCGTTAAATTTAGACTTCTCATGGTTTTTTTGGGATACTCATCAATTAATTCTTTTTCTATTTCTACAATTTTTTCTAAATATCTGTAAGATCCTGAAAATAAAATAGCTAAATCATTATTACTACTATTATTTAGTTCTTTTATTAGTAATTCCAATGAATGAGAATAATTTTCTAGGTTTGGTTCTTTATAAGAATTCCCAAATAACTCTATTGTTTGTATACAGTTTGTATAAATCAGATTTGATATACGCTTTTTTTCAATATTATTCCAGGTATAAATAGAACCTACATTATCATTGTATTCAGGATCCAAAAAGGTCTCTACGATTTTCGCAGCAATTACAAATCGTTTCTCAGCAATAATAAAGAAAGGAGCACCGACACTGCCCATTATTCGTATCAAATTATTTGCATTCGTTTTCCCTTTACTACTTTTTAGCATTTCTACACTCTTTAATTCTACTTTGCCAGGGTAAAACTCTGTTTTAAAATCAGTTAATTTCTTTTCAGCATCATTAATTTCTTCATCTTTTACTAACCATCCTGCTAAAACATAAAAAGGCTGGTTCTTATCATTCAAATTTGCTCCACTGTTGCCCGATTCATCACAAAAAAGGGAATGTTCCCCTATAGAATCTTTTATCAAAACACTTCACCCTCATCCTATTTTAATATGTTGTATTTTAATTTGATGCGTATAAATTTTAACTTTAGCGAAATGAAATAATTAGTGAGTTTCAAATTCCTTTCACAAATACACCAACACAACCTTATTAACTATATTGTAACTAATTTATGTAATTTTCTCACATCTTTTTTCATCTAAAAAAAGATAACCTATGACACTGAAGATTAAAAAAATATTAATACATTGAGTAATTAAATTGTTGGAGTTTTAGAGTACCTTTCTTTTTCCTTCCAGGGTGAATAGGTTCATTGTATTTTAGAGTACCTAGACAATAAGGAGTAACCTTAAAATGCTTTAATAACTCATAAATGTATACATTTGCATTATAAATATGCCCTTTTCCACCCCATGCTAAAACAACTTTAGTATTATTCTTCGAAGCATTTTCAATTACTTTTTCCAAAAAAATCGCATTCGAATCCTTAGTTATGTACTTTTTTCCTTTAGATAAAAAACTTGAATCCGGATCTATTTTTGAAAACAAGTTAACTACTTCTAATGAGCCGTATTTATTTTTAGATAATTCAATAATTCCTTCAACTGTATCATCGCACCACTTTTCATCTGAAGAACTCGGATTCAACATGATAAAAGTAATATTTGATTTATTTTCATCCCAGCTACAATTTAAATAAAAACGATGTTCTCTATTATCTGGATTTTCTAAATCATCAAATTCTACATCTATATGCTCATATTCATGCCACATTCTACTCAATGGACTTTCCCCTTTCAAACGTTGCTCATCTATAGGGCTGGTTGAACTTCAAAACTTATTTTTTAGTACATGTAAGTTTAATCAAGCATTTTTTCTTCAAAATTTGTATATCTTCATCTTTATCTATAATGTGCATCTTTCGATGACAGTTTGGACAAAGAGCAACTACATTATCTATAGTGTCAGTACCTCCCTGAGATAGCCATTCAATATGATGGGACTCTAAAAACGGATCACCATTCTTATTTTTAAAAGGAGCTGGTTGTTCACAGAGCTGACAAATCCCATCCGCAACTGCTAATGAATATAATTTAACTGCAATATCTCTTTCATAGAAACTATTCTCTGAAATTTTTCGTTTAGATACTTTTTTACTGGCTCTCTTAGCACGCTCAGTAATCTCCTCTAAACTTAATCTTTTCAGAGATTTAGCTTTCTTTTTTTCTATTTCATTTAGAACTTTGACATTTGGATTCCACGTTTGGCCAACAATTTTTAAAGGAAAAATCAAAACTTCTCTATCAAGATTATTTTTATCCTTTTGAGTCTCTTGAAAAGGTTCAGACGCTAATTTTACGCGACCTCTATATGTATATTCTCTTTCAGTAAACTTCTCGAATAAATAAACCATTACGCCATTTTCGCTTGACTCAAACAAAGTTTTATTTTGTCTATTTAACTTTTGGTCATATTCTTCTCCAGCGCCTGTATAATACAATATGTCATTATCCCACCGATTTGAATACAGTGTTTTTAGTGTATTGTTAACTAATACTAATGAGTTGTGTTTATTTGACTTTCTCATCCCACCTTGTTTGTTAAAGTCAAATATTTCTATTAGTTTATCGTTGTTAATAACTTGTCCCTGCTCTAATCCAGGAAATGAACTTTCAATATTTTTCACTATCACAATCCCCTTTTACATCATATATATTTCACTTCTAAATATTCACTTTTTAGATGTGCTTCGACGTAATATTTATCTTGCTATTAATACTAAACTCCAGGATTATTTTCTTTATCTGCAGCGATATCCCGAAATCTTTGAACAATATCTGGTCTAGACATTAGAGCAAATGCATATCGGTCATTTTCTAATATATCAAAATATTTTACTTTTAATTCCTGATCTGGCATTCTTACAGTACCAAATTGTTCATACGGCTTTAGACTTTCTATATTTCCCTTTTCAAATACGTATACTACATATCCCATTAGTAAATCCCTAGGTCTTTTAGAATTAGGATCATTAGTTAATGGGCTAAAATGCGATTTTCTTTGAAATATTTCATTTCCAAAATTTATTTCCTGTTCAAACATTAACATCAATAATGCCAGTAGAGCATTGATATTTTCATTAGTCAGATTTTCATTTGCTGGCCAAATACCTCTCCATATGCAATAACATTGTTCTATCGTCGCATTTTCTAATAGCATTTGGAATATTTCATTATGTGTCAGAGAACGTTTACTCATAGTTCCTTTTATATCAAATAGACCTTGTTTTTTTCGAGCATAATTTTTATACTTCGGTTTAATATCTGCCATTAATCCGCTATAATTTTTTTTATACTCAAATCTATGGTTAGGATTAACTTCAAAATAGGTCACTTCACTTTCTATTGTCGCTAATAGTCGATTAGCTAATTCTACATATAACATTATTTCGCTCCTCAAAATTTCATTTTTTATTCTTTCATCGAATCTAAATCTTTTTCCTCTAACATGATTCTTCATAATCATAGCCACTTACAATCGGGTATAATTACTCACGACTTTAGTAACGTAATTATACCTGATTTCAGTATAATATAGGAGTATAATTTTATAAATTAAAAAAGGACAACAAATGACACGGACTTAACCGTTATCAAATGTTGTCCTCCAGATTGCTGGTGGGACTAAATTTTAATTCGATCTCTGTTCTTTTTCTCTAATAATTTCATCTATAATGATTGAGGTAAATTCTAATTTCCTTTTATTTTTTGTGAATTCTGAATAAAACACTAAAATTATAACAAGGATTGCAATAGTGATTGAAGAATATTTTAATACAGAAGTAATTTTTTCAGCTAATTTCCCATCCATAATTAATAGCAAATTAATTTTATTGAATAGTACTCCTTGAGTTAAAAAAGAGGTTATGAAACTTGTAACAATAGTGGTAGTTAGTAAACCAATATTATTTAATACGCTATTTTTTCTGTTCCATTCCAAATATGATTTCAACAAATAACAATCCGATAAATTTCTTCCAATTCTAATCTTTAAAACCCTTTTTATTTCTCTTAAATTATCTAACTCATTTGTTGCATATTTGCTATGGAAAAGATCAAATAGAAATTTTTCATCAAATTCTAATGACATCCATTGGTATAGGTTTTTTTGTTTCCTAGGCTTTACAAGATCCTTCTCTTCAAGCCAAGTAAATAATCGTTCCATTTGCCTAAGCGTCCACAAAGTAAAGTATAAGATTAGGAAAAATGAAACTATATTTAAAAGTATTACTCCTAATTCAACGTTTATATAAAATGCTACCCCAACTAATACTAATACTAATACTGTAAGAATAACTCCTTTGAAAAACCTTTTCAAAAAGTCTCCCCCTCATCCCACTTAACACGTTGCACTTTTCCTTGATGCGTATAGATCTTAGTTTCAGCAAATGGAGGTAATTCAGCAAGTCTCACTTTCCCTTCACTAAGTACAATGACACACGACTTTGGTAACTCCATTATATCTAATTTTAGGATGTTTTGGGAGTCTATTTCTAATTCTTTCAATCTCATAAGCAATGTCCCCCATATTAATTCTATTTTTTGAATCTTTTCGAACCCTGTCCCGTATACTAAGTTAACTTGTTTTACACAACCGTCGTAAGAGTCTGCCAACTCTTACGGCTTTTTTATTTTCCCCACTCAATGGTGACTACCGCCTTTGGTTTGTCCGAATAAAACTTCCTTGCTACTAACTCGATGACTTGGCTGTCATCATGCCATATAACCTTGCTAAGACCGTCTTTAATGCCCTTAACAAGATTATTTATGTCAGGCTTAGTTGTTGGCCTTAACTCGTCTTCTACAGCTTACAAATGCTTCTTTTTACTAAATGATTTCGGTATTTTACGATAGACATCAATTTGCAGTCGTATTGGTTCTGTAATCAATTCGTCTAGTGAATGTTCTGAAGCTACTAATCTAACAAAACTTTTATAGTCCTTAGATTCTTTTGGATCACGTACACTTACACCTTTGCCAAACCTTGAAAACTTCGGTCTTTGTTGCGCCTGAACGTCTCCGTCAATTTCAAATGTAATTTAATTCATATATCCTCCTTATTTCTGTAAATAGTGAAGTGTCACAAGAATTTGATCCCCTTACTTTATCTGTAAATGTTTTGATATAATCTACAAAAAGGAGATGAATTTTATGGATCCAATTACTATTGGTACTGCAATTGGTACTTCTTTAATTACTAGCTTCGCCACTAAGGGAGATAGCGAACCTATTAAAACACTAAATGATATTTGGTATCTTGCTTTTGGAAGATTACAATTATTTTCAGACCAAAAGCGTGCAAAGCATGAAGCATTTTTAGAATCTTATAAAAATGAGTTAGTACAAGAAATATCCGCTATTCCTGAAGAAAACTTAATTGAACCGCCTTTAAGTATTGTTGGCCCTGCTTTAGAAGCTTCTCAGTATTATATCGAAGAAGATAGTCTAAGAAGTATGTTTGCTAAATTAGTTGCCGCTTCAATGGATAGCAGTAAATCAAATTACGCTCATCATTCATTCGTGGAAATAATAAAGAATTTATCATCATTGGATGCGCAAAATATGTCACTTTTCAAAACAGAAGAATTCCATCCATTAGCTCAGTTTGGAATTAAGACAAATTCAAAACAATTTGTACCATTACCAAACGTATTCCCTATTGCGATAATATAGATTTGCTAAGAAGTTCAATTTATAATCTAATTAGGCTTGGTTTACTAGAAGCTAGATACGATTGTGCTTATAAAAAAACAGATACATATGAAAAATTTAAGCAACATCCAGAATTCCTTTCATTAGCTCAAGATTATGCACCGAATAACCCTGAAGCTACAGCTATTATTAAACCTGGAATAATTCAAATTACCCCGTTTGGGATTAATTTCCTTACTACTTGTTTATAATTTATTTAGAATATCGATGGTTTCTTTTTTTATAATATTTAATTGAATTAAAAACTTATCGTCACTTTGTTCTAATTCTAAGAGCATTTTATCTAACAATAATTTTGCGTTTACTATGGCTGTAATAGTTGAAATGATCACACTAACTATTACAGTCATCCAATTAATTTCATCCATCACGCCACACACCCCTTACCCTGCATATTTAACCGTTCTGCAACTTTAATGGCATAATCTGTAGCCCTATCTCTGCATAGACCTGTATGATTCATAATTGTGCATAAATGTGATTCAAATTGTTGTTCGAGTACTGCCGTATAACCAAATCGTTTAATGATGCCAATAATTAATGCTATATGATTAACTGCTTTCTCAATCTCGCTCATCTAAACCCCTCCAAATATCTTTCTAGTCCTATGATTCAATCGGAAATCTTTTTTCGCATGTACTGCATACCCTTCACACATTTCAAAAATCCGACTGCCTAATGCTTCATTAATCGTGACCAACTCACCAAATCCTAGCTCGCTACTAATCAGCATTGGTTTGTAATTTAGATAACGGTGATTGATAATCTCGTACATCTTTTCCTGTTGCCATGATGAAGGTGGTCTATCACCAGAAGGCTTAAACAAATCGTCTATGAATAAAACAGCTACGTTCTTTGCTCGCTCAGTTATAACGTGTTCTTTCGCCAGTTGATTAGCCTGCATCTCTTTAATGACATCAACGTATGGAAAATACATGACTGGAATCATTTTTCTTGTGATTAAGTTGTTAGCCACTGCCATTAACAAATGCGTTTTACCAACACCAGGTTGACCAATTAAAGCAATGCTATTTTGGCGAGTTCCTTTGATATCATGGAATGAATCGTAGTATTGAAAGGCTGTATCCTTCATTTTCTTCACGACAACATCTTTACAGTCTGTTTGATAGTTACCGAAGCCCATCTTTTGAAACTCGTCAGTAATGGCTGATGAAGCGACTAATCGATTAATTTTCTTTTGCTTACGGCATTCACACTCTTGATATATTTCTTCTTCCTGTTCAACCTCACCTATAAAGTAACCACGTTTCATTTTTACAATGTAGCTACCAACGTCATTGCATTTTTTACATTCATACTCAATTGGAGCTATACCCTGCGAACGGATCATTTCCGTTTTGGCTTGTAGATTGTCCATTACTTCTTGCATGGAGATTCCCATTGTTTTCACCTCGTTTGCGGTAGTTGTATAAATCAGTAATATTTTTAATACCGTCGTTCTTCCAGCCATTTAAGATTCCTTCGATATATCTGATAGGCTGACGTACTTTTTCAGTACTCAACATTTCTTTTGTAGCTGCTAATGTAAGTTCATATCCATGAGCATCGTAAATGTAGCCAAGCTCTTCTAATTTAAATTTGGATAGTGGTAGATTGTTTTGATACAAGTTGGTGATTACTCCAAATTTAGAATCTGACAAACTGGCTTGCTTGTTGGTTTGTTCAGTACTTAGTTTTTTATCAGTACTTGGTTTATTTAAGTAATTAGTATTATCAGTACTTAGTAGTGCGTCGTTTTGTACTTGTACATTTCGTACTTGTACGTTTTGTACATCTACCTTTTGTACTTGTACATTTCCGGCAAGTAGAGGTGGCTCTAAGGCTGAAGAGCAATCTTCAGGAGTTTCGTATACAACGGTTTCCCAATTGGTAATCTTGTTACTTTCATAAATCGGAAACCTTTTAACATATCCAAACTCTTTCAATTCTTTAAAACCTGCCCTAAAAGATTTCTCTCCATCTGTCGAATGTTTGACTAATTCTGTCGTATAAAACACCCAATCATCTGGCATCGATAACATGTAAGCAATGATTCCTTTAGCTTTCCATGAGAGCCTTGTGTCGTTAAGTGCTGTACGGTTCATTACTGTGTAGTTGCTATTTTTAGCGACTCGCATGATTCCCATGAGGTTCCTCCTTTTTAGAAAGAAGGGGATTGCTCCCCTCTCGTCCTCATTACTTAGCTGGTTCTTGAATAGTATCTTGTTCTTGGTCCATGACCGTGTAATCTGTTACATCTATAACGTTGCTCATGTCGTCAGAAACGTCTGTTTTAACTGTTTCATCTGCATCGACAACCTTCTGCATTTCAATGGATTTAGGAGCGTATTTAAGTACTTCTTTTAATACAGTTTTCTTGGCCATTGCATCAAAATTTGTTTTCCAAGGTGACGTCCAACCTTTTTGAACTGCCATCGAGAACTTATGAGCATGTTGATCAATACGTTCCCTTGTCCAATACACGAAATCATAACCGCCATTTTGAAGGTGATACACTGCATAATAGCCAATAGGTTCCGCTGTTGGATTAGCTGCAGGAACGTGAACTAAATCTTTGTGTAATCCATAAGCAAATGAAAATTCGTCATCCTCATATACTTCATGAGCGTAAATAGCCTTGTATTGACCACTACGGACTGCTAAATCAATCAGACCTTTATAACCCAGTTGGAATTGAACTTGTTTACCGTAAGGGATTAAATATGCTTGTCCTAGACCTGTATTTGGTTCCACACCCAGTTGAGCTGATTGCATAAGTGCTGCAACAAAACTCATTTGGTCACAATCAAGTAATTTAGGCGTGTTACGAACTGCTGTAAGTGCGATACGAGCGATTCTATCCGCATCCATGTGTTTGGGTAATGCTCGCTGAATTTCCGGTCCCATGCGTTTTAATAAGTTATTTAATGATTGTTCTGGTTTAACTTCCTTTGACGGTGCCTGTTTCATTTGTTCTTTTAATGCGTTATTAGTAGCCATTTCTCTTCCTCCAATTAGTTAACTTTTTTATAACCGAACCTGCGTGATTTAGATTCTTTAACAAACTTTTTGTATATGTCTGGCATTTCTGTTTTGAGTCTCTTACTATCGATACGATTAGCAACAACGGTTTTATATGTGAGTTTGTAATGACTTGTGATAGCTTCAGCAGAGTGTTCGAGCTTTAACTTAACTTCGTTCTCATACTTCTTTTTTTGCTCTTCTAATGTACCTATTTCATCCTTTAACGACTCTATAGCTTCGAGTAGTTGTTCGGAATCATCACCCAGTGTAATTGTTGTACCGTCATCATCTTTGTAACGTTGCGATAAAAATTGTACTGCTGCATCTGATCCATCAATCTCTGGGGGTATCTTTGCAAGCACATGATTTTCCCAAAAGTATTTTTCACGCTCAATCATTATTTGTATGAGTTCTTCGTCACGCTCAATTTCCTTCCAAACAAACTTATTACCACCGATTAATACTGCGATGTAGGCTTTCTCGAATCCTGTAACAGCCATATAGTGTTGCACCTGGCATAAATAAGCTGCAGGTATCTCATCACCTTCCCAGTCGTCTGTTTTATATGCTGAAGTTGTTTTGCATTCTAGGAATGCTTTTTCACCAACTACTACACGATCTAGGTTAGCTGTCATGAATTGATGTTCTTTATGACGTAGCATTTGGTTCTTTTTACGAACCTTCTTTCCTGTACGTTCTTGAAATTCTTTAGCCACAACATCCTCTAAGACATTGCCCCAATAGATAAATTCGTTGTCCGATTCTTCTTTGTAGTCACCTGTTTTTTCAAGGTATAGTTGGAATGGAGATTTCCATTTGTTAAAGCCGAGAATAACTGCCGCATCGCTACCTCCGATTCCTGATCTTCGAACATCTAGCCACTCACCGCGTGACATTTCTGCTGTATTTGCAAATGATTCAAACATGCGCGTTCTCTCCTTCTGTGATATAATCACGTAAAATATCTTTGTTGTAGGACCACTCTGCCAAGTGGTCTTTTTATATGCCTTCTGCAACGCCTTCAACTAATAGATGCTCTCCTAAGCAACCCGTCCCACAAAATACTTCTCCTTCAAACGTGACACCTTCGCCACTGTAAACTGATTCTCGACAATGTTCACAATCACAAATTGGTCTTGCGTATGAATTAAACTGATAAGATTCATCTGTAGATAGTAATGTCATTCTTTTCACCTGCCTTTATTTAATTTGATGGTTGAATCCCATCAAGAAGCGTACAATTTGCTACTGCTCTCGAATTCAGTTATTAGCATACTTTTGTGCGCTTCTTGACGAGAGCCAAGGCTCTCATTCTGTGGTATAATTTTCTTGTATATGTTGTCAGTTAACCCCTCAACGGTTAGCTGGCTTTTTTGTTGTCTTTTTTTGCAAGCATTGCTCCTAGCAAGAAAGCAAATATCGGTCCGAATATTAGCCATGCTTCAAGCATTCCGTGCCACCACCTCTAAATCAACTCCTCTTGCACTCATAGAATTTACGACTGCTTTCAACTTGTCGTGTTTTCGTTTGTAACTTTCCAACCTTTGCAATTCCTGAAGTGATGCAATTACATCCTTAGCTGTTCGTGCTGCTGCTCCATAATCGCCTAATGTTGTATGCACTTTTATTTCTACTAGCAAATCCTCGATGCAATCGTGTTCTCTTTGTGCTGCTAAATAATCCTGCGGTCTAAAGTTTTCTGTTCTCATTGCAACCACCCTCTCGCTTTCCATCTTGGTTCGTTAATTCGAACACGCTTTTTCCTTGAAATTCCATAGTCGTTTTCTAACTGCATTAAAAAGTTTTCTGAAAAAATCGTTGCTTCCAGCATTTCATCATAAATTGTTTCAACCTCTTGTAATTCGTCCTTATCTAAGGTACCTGGCGGCTTGACTAGCACCATTTTTTTAACAGCTTCAATTGCTTCGAGCATTTCCTTGACCGCATTTGCAGCCAAGGACATTCTGTGGCGTTCGATGTTTTTCCCTCGTAAAACTGGAGTAGTTAGTCCACTAGTAAAGGCACGCATTAGATCCGCCGTATATTCTGAGTTTTCAAAAGCTTGTATTGATGCCTGAGCTATATCTCTTTGCATAGGTCTACGGCCGTTTTTAAGATGACTGACCATCTGTGGACTTAGTTTAAAATCTATTGCCAACTGTTCATTTGTTACGTTTTCATTTTCAATTAAGTTTTGTAATGCCTTACTTGCGTCTGCTGATTTTTCCAGCATAATAAACACCCCTTATTTGTATTGGAATAAATTACATAAATACTAGTTAACTTGGTAAGATGTATATTAGAAATCCTGTCCAAACGCCTGCCAACGTTTTTTAGTTATTCTAGTTCATCAATAATTTCTAAGATTGCTTTTTCTACCGGTTCATAAATCCAGTAGCGTTTTCCACGTTCCCCTACTCGTCTTTCATGTTGTTTAACACGTGGATCATGTAAAATGTGTCGTTCTAATGATGAAGTGGACATGCATGTAATGCGCTTTAATTCTTCTATGTCACTTAGAAGTAAGCGCGGTCTAGTGTAATCTCGAACGAGATTATCCAGCGATTGCTGTACCATATCTTTATCAACTGCTATTTCGATTTGTGCTAAGTTCAATTGATACCACCTACCTTTATGCGATTTCAAATTTCAAAAATTTATTAATAAAATACAATTGCCCTTTACCTGTAACTTTGGTTGTTTTACTGATTGATATAAGACCGCTGTTATGATTGATTGGCGTTTCTTTAATTTCAAATAAACCAAGATCCATACTTCTTTGAGTTGGTGTGTTGTAATCTGAACCAAGCCGTTTGATTAAATAACCATTTTCACGTAGCCACACATAAAGTCGTTTCTCACCTATATCAACGTTGTTCTGTTTTAGTAACTTGGCTAACTCTCTAACTAAGATAGATGTTTGACTAGTAGCAACAGAGTCTGCGAATAATACTTTTGGTTGTTGTTGTTGAATAATCCTTTCAGCTTCACGGCGTTTTGTTTGTTCTTCTTTCAACTGAGTAGCTATTTTGATGATCGTATCGGGATTCAATAACACTTGCTCGATTGTGTCAGGCGTCATGTACGTTCCGTGCTTTCTAATAGAAGGAATAACATCAATTGCTAGCCAATCTTGAAATCGTTCTGCAATTTCGTTAGATGCTTTAAAAGCCAATTTGTAAACGATATGTTCCGGGATTAAATCACCTTTCCCCACTTGTGGGGAATTCCTAGGAATGTACTCATTTAAACGTTCCCATCGCACATATTCAGTACCATTTTTTTGTTGTGTTATGCCTAAACATTTTGCTACTTGTTCGGCATCAAAAAGAATGTTGTCATTTTCAATCTTTGCAGCTACTTCGAATAATCCGTTTTTAAAAATTTGTAATTGAAGCATCTTAGTTCCTCCTTTTTAAACTAGACACATTTTGTGTCCTTTTTGTTCAAAAAAAATATCATCTACAGTTGCTCCATAATAATCTGCTATCTTTTTAGCTAACTGTAAAGAAGGTGTTCTATCTCCCCTTTCTATTGCTCCTAGCATTTGAGGAGTAATACCAATTTCGCTTGCTACTTTAGCTCGTGAGTAATCCCCCCTTAAATTAAAAAGAACTAATCGCTCTACGTTTCCGCTCAATGTAATCACCCCCAAATCAAGAAACACTTTGTTTCCTTATACACATATTAAAGGACACAATATGTTTCTGTCAACGTTTTTTAGAAACTTTTTGTTTCCTCAAGTTTGTTTCTGTAGAAACATATAGTTTCTACCTATATAATTATATTTAAAGAGGTGAATTAAATGTTTGGCGATATTTTATCGAAACTAAGAAAAAGTCGTGGGTTAAGTCAATATGAATTAGCTGAAAGACTAAGTTTTTCTAGAGGAAAGTTGGCTAATTACGAACAAGGGACTCGACAACCTGATTTTGAAACTTTAGAAAAATTAGCAGACTTCTTCGATGTCTCAACCGACTACCTACTAGGTCGATCAAACTCTCCTACTCCATCACCAATCGATAAGGACGAACAAGAGTTCCAAGCATTTGCGAATAATCCATCGTTACAAAAATGGTATAAAGACTTACCGAAGTCTAGTGAAGAAGATTTACGGCTGTTAAGAGATATGTGGGAGACTATTAAGAGGAATAAATAAAAAGGACACGGAGACGTGTCCTAAATTCATGTTATATATTGTAAAAATTTATCATTTTATCAGTAAAATAGATTCATTCAAAACAAATAGAATGAAGGTGTCTTTATGGGGTTCATGGATAATCTCTTAAATCGTCTAAAAAACAAAAATTCAAATGAAAAATTATCGATAGATCAAAATCCAAACAAATCATCTAATTTTGATGAAAATATAAGTTTGGAACAATTAGTTCAAATCGAAATTACAACTGATTTGGTACAGAAAAAAAGTCATTCGCAAAATGAAAGTACATACTTAAGCCCGGTTAAAAAGTATAACCCACAAATTAACCAGTACGTACAGCAATACTATTCAAGCAAGGGTATTGACTTTGAACACAACTATAAAGCATTCAGCAATAATACCTGCCCACAATGTACATTCAATTTCGAAAAGGTTGTAACCAAAAAAAGGAAATGTTCTAATTGCGGTGTAGAGTTCAATGTGCGCACTAACCCTTTCACAAGTAAGAGACTATTTCTTGAATACAGTTCTATAGAACATATTGAGTTAGTTTCCAAACATTATAGCGCTTTAAATTTCTCCTTAAAAACTGCTGAGTCGTTACAAGCTGCAGAACCAGAATACCTTGAAATCATTCGACACTTCCCTACACGTAGAATGAATGATGTTCTTTGGCGATTATGTAATCAAAGAACCCAGCAATATGCATCAGAAATGCGTATGGGTTTGTATAGAAACGTTAGACTACAAATGGCTAAAATCTCAAAAAATGAAGATAGAAATAGGGATTGTTTAAAGTTTTACATAGATGTTTTCTTTTTAGACGCAAATGGCGTTACAAATACAACTGTTAAAATTATGGATATGTATCCCCCATTCGATAAAGAATCCATATTCTTTGCACCAGGTATATTAAATGCCATAAACGAATTATTAATTGAATTGAATATATCGCATGATGAATTGCTTTTAGCTTTTAAAGCAAACAACGAACAAGGTTTTGGTAAATTATTAATTACTACTCCAGAAGATGCATTTAAAATGTTTGTAAATGAAACGGCTAAATTAAAAAATGAGATGGAAGAGTATACGAAAGAACAAAATAACGGGTATGACAAGGTATGTGCTGCTGAAGAATTGCATAAACAAGGTGCCGGATTTAAAGTGATAGAGTCCTTACTTAACGAAGCCTTGCAAGATGGTATCAACGATAACTTCAAAGCACGTGCGTATAAATTATTAGGCCTAATTTATCAAGATGTATCCCCCAAGAGAGCACTCTCATATTTTAAAAATGCATTAAAGTATCATGAGAAAATTGGTGTTAAAAGGATTATTGGACAATTAGAGAAAGAGATTTTCAAGGATAATAGTGAGTTCTAGTATTGCTAAGACTATTTTTCAGATAATCTTGTTGTCATAAATTTAATTGGATTAAAAGGGCACAAAGAAACGCCGTTAAATACTACATATTATTAGAATAACTGAACAAATTACTAAAATTGTAAGAGACGAATCCAATATTATGACTGGAATTTTTTACTACTGTTAAAAATTGAAAAATGTTAGAAAATTGCATTAGTTCATGGGGAATTTTAGAAGAAATATGAAAGATAAAATAGGGAAAATGCTTTAAATTCAATAAATCATAATCACTTTAGGAGGAAACATATTCGTGACAAACATTACTGTAAAATACTATAACGCTTTTATTTCAAAAAATGATCAACTAACAAATATTAATTTTGGTGATTTTCTAGATCACGTTAGAAGTATACCATCTAATGAAAGACAACATGAGGAAATAATTTTAAAATTAATGAAACACCCTGACATAATGAGATATAACTCTGATAGAGCAATTACCATTGCGAATTACCGTGTTAGAAAACCAAAACAAGGTGAGAAAAAAACTGAAGAATATTCGGAAATAAATTTTGATGTATTTGAACAAACAAACTGTTTCTATCAACATACAGAAAGATTGTTTATATGTGAATATAATTATTATGGAGCTAAAATTAAAGATATTAAAAATTATTTAGAAAAATTTCTTCCTAAAATTGAAAATGACGGAGATGACAAATGGAATATAGAATTTAAAGAATTAACACCAGAACACACGATTCAAGATATTACTCGTGCTACTGATATAAGCAATTTAGAAATTAAGTTAGATTTAACTTCTACTCAGGTAGACATTTTTAAAGGGGATTTAAGAGATAGGCAAAATTTTGTTGATAATTTAAATGAAGAAGATATTTTAGAGGAGCAAGTATATGATTACATAGATACTACCTTTAATGAAATGGTTAGAACACGAAACTTATTTGGTGGTGGCGTTAGAGATATCTTTTTCTCGAAGGGTAAAGATTGGAGAAATAATCCGTTTAATCTTGAGGCTGTTAAAACATTACTGTGTTATATTGATGTAGACAGTGAATTATTTATGAACATAAAAGTTTCATATACATCTGAAGATGGTATAAAATATAATAATATTGATTTAAAACATTCAAAAGTACTAAGTAGATCTTTTAATGTAGACGGGGATTCATGGGAAATAATCACATCCGAAATGGAACGCTACTTCTACGACTTGAGTAATAGAACTGGTGCAGGAAATGCGCGTTATCATCATATACAGCACAATATCCGAATAAATGATTACCCATTTATTCACACATTAGTAGCCCATTAGTTTATTGAATATTTAACTACATTAGAAGGAGGGATTCTTGATTAGCTTTAAAGAAAAACTTCAAAAGAATTTTGTTAACTTTGTTGCAAATTATGGTAAACATTTAATTTGGATTACAAATATTATATTTATTATTCTTTTTATCCTTACTAACATATCATCAAGGTTAGAAAAATTCTCAGGACCACTTTTCAAAGATTTTCTACCATTATTTCTAAGGGAAAATGGAAGCAATTTAATTTCTCTCTCTGCTATATTTATAGGTATTTACTTTACTGTATTTACACTTATAATTACATTAAATTTAAATTCGTCAATTGCAAAGTTAACTCAAAAAAACTTTAAAACACTAATCACCTTTATTCGTAATGCATTTATCGTTACGTTTGCTTATGTTATATTTCTATTAGTGATTATCGGAAATCAGTTAGATGAGCCAGAAAAAGTGACATTCACTATACAAATAATTAATCTTCTGAATTGTCTATTCGTTATTTATATAATTATGTCAGCCTTTAGAGTTGCTTTACTACTTTATGCTGCATATAGTGTAGATTTAAAAAATTTAAATAAGGTAAAAACAGAAGCTCAAGAGAAGCAAAATAAAATTGATGAATTTATTTTAGAAGTTCAAAATTATATGGATAAACATTAAAAATCCTCTATCTTTTAAAAATTTAATTTAATTCTTAAACCCTACTTTTAAATAGTAGGGTTTTGTTTTATACTAAAATAGAACATTTGTTCTATCACAGAGAGGATGAAAGTCATGTATACATATTGTTACAGTCACCTAGAAGACTTCGTTAAATCATTCTATACAAAATTACATATTCATCAACCAACAGATTTAAACATGCTTCAAATCGCTAAAGAGTTACATATCAAAGTTTTTTATTGGCCCAATGGTAGTCAAGCGCTATTTTTTGAGCAAACCGGTTACATATTCTTAAATAACGAACTATCACCACAACAACAATGGCAGGACTTCGCACACGAGCTCTGTCATGTTTTATTACATTGTGGTGACCAAATACACCTCCATCCCCTTTTCGTTGAATACCAAGAGCATAAGGCTAAGAATTTTGCCATGCATGCAGCAATACCAACTTTCATGTTAGACGAACTATACCGAATACATAAGTATCGTTTAAGTGTATGGATGATACAAGAAATGTTTAATGTCGAAGAAAAGTTTGCAAAAAAAAGGTTAATTCAGTACGCTGAAAAACTTAAATGTATTAGTTAATGGATACCAATATACATAAATATATGTTGTTATTAATTAGAGGGGGTGTTGTTTATAGCCAACCCTGTCCGAACGCCTGCCAACGTTTGAAAGGAACAGACAAAATGGCTAAACCAAAATTAATAAAAACTGCTAAAGATAAAGATCTATACTGGTACAAAGATAACGATGGAAACAAAAAATACGCTTACCGTTATCGTTATTACAATACATTGGGTGAGCGTAAAGAAAAGAGTAAACAAGGTTTTGATACTGAGAAGAAAGCCTTGCAAGCACTAACTAAGTTGAAAGCTCAGGTATTAGATGGAAATTTGCAACAAGTTGAAAATGAAGATATTACAATTGCGGCCTGGTGTGATATTTGGCTTGAATTTAAAAAAAGTGATTGGAAACCTACTACTTTAATACGTAACAAAGGCTCCGTGGAAAATCATATTAAACCTTTGCTTGGTAATCGGAAACTAAATCAACTTGATAAGATTACTTATAAGCGGATTTTCATTGAACCTCTATTTAAAAAATATAAGCCACGATCTGTAGAGTCGTGGCACCGCACTTTTATAGCAATGGTTAATGCTGCAGTAGATGCAGAAATATTACAACGGAATCGATTTACTAATATTTCTTTTAAAGAGGACGAAAAAGAGGTTGAAAATGTAATTAGTGCAAGTCAACTCAATCAATTACTTGGTTATGCAAAAACAAGGAATGAGTTACAATGTACAATCATCTATTTATTAGCGTTTACTGGAATTCGGAGTGGCGAAGCGTGTGGGCTAACCTGGAAGGATGTTAATTTTAAAACCGGTGAAGTTAATATTAATAAAACAAGAGATTACCTTGGGGTGCGATCACCAAAGACTCGTAATAGTTACAGAGTATTTAAAGTGGATGACGAAGTGTTAGAAATACTAAAAAAGTATAAATTAACAGCAAAAAAAATACATTTAAGGTTTGGGCATGAATTCAAGGAAGAATCTTTTATTTTTATCTCTTCTTCTTATTACGGTAAGCCTATCTGTACGTCAGCTATTAGAAAAATGTTTAGCGCTGCAAGTAATAGACTTGGATTCAAGGTAAAAGCTCATACATTAAGACATACGTATGCAAGTTTGTTAATTAGTAGTGGAGTTGACGTTGTGACTGTCGCTAGTCGTTTAGGTGATACAAATGAAATGGTGTTTAAAGTTTATGCCCACGCAGTAGATGAAAATAAAAACCAAACAATTGAAGCATTTAAAAATGTGCTTGAAAACACCTGA